GTTCTGGAATAGAGTAGTATTCCGATCCTGTGCTTAAAACCTGAACATCAATAACTCTACCATTGGAAATAATGGGATTTAATTGAGCATTTTTTCCATTCTTTAATGTAATTAATGGTTTTTTATGTAAATTTAAAGTATTTGATCCATATTCAGTTCCATTTTCATATAGATAAGTGCCTATAATTTCACCAGTAACAATTGGGGTAAATGTAAAGTTTCCTGTAACAGATGATCCATAAGAAACGTTAGCAGTTACTTCAATTGGTGGATATTCAAAAATATGATATCCGGATCCTACTGATTTAATATCGACATATTTGCCTCTTATGAGATCTGTGGTTACAGTAGCTCCAATTCCTACATTAATTAATCTAAACGAATCGGAATCAATTGCATCTATTGAGTAACTAACTGTTGTTGATAATCCAGAAATTGCTGTTCCAGTTGTTGAATATAGTACGATGTTTCCAGATGAAAATCCGTGATTTTTAAATGTAATTGTATTATATTCGGTAGAAATTCCAGATGACTTAACTCTTAACTTTCTATATTGATATCCAAATCCACCATCTAAAACTTTTATACTTCTAAGAGTATTTTTTGATAATGTTCTAAATTTATGAATACCTGCAAATGAAGTGGAAGTTGAAAATCCAATTGTATTGATACCTGCTAGATAGTCGGATTTTGTATTGAAAAGTTTAATGGTTCTTGTATTGACAAATTTAGCAATATATTCATCGCCACTTACTAAAGTTCCAGTTGGAGTATTTGAAATATCTCCAGCAGTTCCAACTAAAATAGGATTATTTCCATTTTGATTATAAATGATTCTCTCACCATCGGCAAAATTATGGAATGTTGTAAAGGTAATAGTCTCATCAGTTAAATCTACTCCACCACCAATCGTAAGTGCCCTACTATCAAATTCAACTTCCCTGTATCTCTCACCCATAACAGGTTCTAGAATACATCCAGAACCATTTCCACCAGTCATTGTTAATGAAAGAACTTTATCAATATCAAAATCTTGCGGATCAACATAAACCGCTTTTACACTACCACTAATAATTGGATCAACAAGAGCAGTAACTCCTGTTCCAGTAGTAGATCCTGCAGAAATTATGATTTTTGGTGGATTAACCACATCATAATCTTTACCTGAATTTAATACGTTAAATTCTTTTATTGGACCATAATAAATTTTATCAAGTGACTCTGGACTGGAAATTTCAACACCATCAATTAAAATACCGATTGCGCCAATAGTGTTATTAATGGATCTTCTTAAATCATTACCTGAATTTGAAGAAATCTTTTCAATTGGAAACTTTCTTAAAATTTTATTTGGAGATATAGATCTATCCTCATGTTTTTTCAATGTAAATCTATGAATTCCTGAAGTTAAATTTTCTGTAAATTTAACATACTCAGATCCAGTCAAAAGTGCCTTTGATGCATACAATCTAATACTATTAGATGATACCAATTTAACATAATATTCGAATCCAGATATTAATCCAGAAAGTGGTTGATTAGCAGTGTATACAATAATGTCACCATCAATAAATCTTACATTTGATGGGAATTTGATGATTGAATATGCCTGAGCAACACTATCATAATCACCCAAATAAGTTGAAGAACCATTGGGTATTGTAGATTCTACAATTTGATCATTAATTTGGTAAGATGGTAAAGAGTTTGATGCTACATAACCCTCTTTATCACTATCATTGTAAACGTTCAAAACATTTGAAATATAATTATTATTTCCTAATAAAAGTGGTACATCTAAACTAGTTGATTTTTTTATTTTTCTTCTAATATCATAAGACTGGGTTGAACTTGGTGAAAATCCAGAAATATTACTTAGAATAATTTGTTTTAAACTAATATTAATACTAGTAACCACCGCATTTGCAGAAGCAACGTTGTTGCTGTATGCATACAAAATATCAACAGTATCACCCACTTTTAAGCTGGACTTATCAATAGTACTCAATAATGTAAAGGTTGATCCAGAAATATTTGATACTTGGTATCTTGTGCTTGTGTTATAAATCCAAGAGTTGGCAAATACTTCCTTATATGTTTTATCTGCATCTGGATTTTTAATCACCTCTCCAAGATTTTTAACTGCAATCTCTTCACCTTCTTCTATAAGAGAAATATTTCCAAGATCTTCAAATTCAGAAATTACACCAGTTATACGAAGATCAACTCTTTTTGTTATATCTCCATTTTCATAACCATAAATTGTTTCATTTGATCTAATATCTGATGCAATAGATATTGCACTAGTAATTCCTGTGCAACCAAAAAATTGATTTATACTTTTTGACGTGTAATTAATTGTGTCATTTCCAGATATTAAAGTTCCTGTTTGCCCAAATCCAATTGTTGAATCGACAGAAATAATTGAAGATCCTGCCGAAACAGATTCTAAAACTCTGGTCTTGCCAGGAATTGTAAAAATTCCTTCAATTAGGTCTCTTTCATTGTATCCTACAAATAATCCTAACTTATAATATGCCTCATTATTTCTTGTAAGAATTTCAATGTCAGATACTGATGCATTCGTATTTACATCTGTTGATTTGAATATAGTTTGACCTTCTAATTTAAAAGGATCTCCAGAAATATTTTTAGCTACAACAATTTCCCTTCTAATATAGTCAGCAGACGATGGTTTAATTAATCTCCCTTCAAGATCTAGAACAATTGCATCTACACCATATAAAACTTTAAAGAGAATCTTAACTGACTCTTCTATACCTTTTGATTGGTAGAAGTTTCTTGCATGTTTGATGAAATTGCCTACATCAAGATCAGAAACAAAATCATAATTTTCTAATCCAGGAGTAAATGTATACTTTAACTTTTTATAAAATTCTTGTAAAAATAAAACACTTAAATTAATTACTTTTGAATTTTTAGTATGACTTGCTTCTGTTGTCTTGGAAAAAGTTAAACTTTGTTTGTTGACATTATCGTCAAAACTCGATATACCAACATTATTGTAGTTTGTAATTCCACTAAATCCACGAATACATCCTGTAAAAGTGTTTGTCGTAACACCAGTATAGGTAATGATTTCATTATCAATTTTTAAAAGTCCATACTCAGATGGAAATCCCTTTGTTGATGTAACAGTAATAATTCCGACAGAAGATGCAACATCATATGATAGGGTTGTTTCGCCATTAACAACTTCTGGAACTAAATTATCAAGCTTTAAATATTGATCTAAATTTTCAGCAATATCTACATTTCCACCTTGGAATTCTTGAGAAATATAATATTGTTTGAAAAATTCAGTTGCTTTTGGAAAATCCGAAACTATAAATTCTGGAAGTTGACTCTCAATAATTTTATTGATTTGTACTCTCTTCTCAAAATCTGACATATTTTATTTCCTCTCGATTTCTCCGTTAGAATAGCTTGAAGTATAGTAGTCTCTTGTGAAAGTAACTCCGGAAATATCTTCTCCGGAAGCAATAACATCTCTAAGCATATTTATCTCACTATTTGAAATGTCAAAACTCAAATATAGATCTTTTAGTCCAACAACATCATTAGAGTCTGGGAATGCTTGAACTTCAATTATTTGATTATCCGCAACAGTTGAAGTGATATTAATTGTATTAACAATAATTTCTCCATTCGTATAATCAACCGTACCAATTGATTTTAAAACAACTTGATTTTGTCCATTTTCTGTTGGTAGAATAACTGCCAGATCGCCAGTGTATATGACATTTCCATTTGCATCAGTTTTACTATCATCTAATTTGATAGTTTCCTTACCGTTACTACCAATTACTATTTTTGTTTTTGGCACATCTGTGAAATAAACAATACTATCAGAACCTTGAACTTTAAATCCTGTGCTTTTGATATTAAATCCTTCTGGATTAATATGGAAACGATTTCCAAAACATAATTCATATTGTGCAAATTGATTCACAAGCACTTTCATATCTCTTCTAATTCTCACCTTTGTAATATTAGAAGTAATTGAATTATCAACCCTATCAATCAATTGTACGACTTTACTATATTTGAATCTACCGCCAAATCTATTCATATCAACATTTTTGGAATATTCTGTCAATGTAGAAGTAATTGCTGTTTTTAAATCACCAACATTCGAAACTTGGGTTATATTGTAATAAACTGTCGAATCAATCTCAACATATAGAACTTTAAGATCAACAATTTTCTGATTAATACCTGCAATAGAATATTGTTTTAATCTATTCAAAATATTTTGTTTATCAAAATCTGAAACATATGTTCCATTTTTTGGTTTAATACTAATTTGAACTGTTCCAAATTGTGGTGGAACTAACTCTTCTCCACCAACAACTGCAACAGATTCTGCATTTGGATAAATTGATTGAATGATTGCCTCATAATCTCTTGAAGTTACTGCTCTGTACTGTGCAGAATAAAGTCTTGGTGCAAAATACTTAACAGATGCTATTGGTTCAATTTCTCCACCATTTGATGACTTTTCAATTGTATTGATTGTGATAGGTCCAGATGGAATTACTCTGATATTTGAAGCATCAACAAAATTTCCCTGAAAATCAAATACAGATGCTCCATTACCTCTTTCACCATCGGTCACAATATATTTTGCTGTAATGACTGATTTATTATCAAGTTTCTTACCAAAATATCCATCACCAAAAAGAAGTTCATATTTCTCATCTTGAACTTCCTGGACCAAATAAATCTCAGAATTCTTATCTAATCTTAGGATATTATCTACCTTATAATATTCTCTACCTACTCCACTATCATTGATACCTTTTACATAAACAACAAGTCTTGAAATATCAATGTTTGGATTTTCAAGAATAAATCTTTGATCCTGAGAATTATCAACGGTCCATTGCTTCGTTAATAAATTTCCTTGATAAATGTAAACTGGAGAAGTTGATGATCCAAACTTTGCAACTCCATTCTTTACTGTTGTCGTAATATCTTCTGAAATTGAAAATCTATATGTCGTATTATCATACGATCCAACACACACCAGACCCGCTTGAAGGGTTAGAAAAGCACTCGAGGTACTAGTGGGAACCTCAAACGTAACTGCCGCCCTAGAAGCGGTTTTAGAGCGGGGTACATACCCAATATTTCTTGCAAGAGAGACTACATTTTCTCTAACAGTTGCAGAATCCAAGAAGGATTCATTGACAACCATGTTCGAGTTGAATGCTGTAATGTAGGTGTTGTAGGCAAGAGTATCAATTAAGACAGAGAAATTAGACC